GGCTTCTCCCACCAATCTGTCCTGTCATTTGTTGAGGTTGTTGCATACCCTGATCCATACCCATACCCTGCGAGGCTGACATGGTATTCATGGTTTGTGGGTTGAATGCACCTGCAGCCTGGGTAGCACCACCGACCGCACCTGCTGATGACTGATTAAACGAGGAGAGCTGCATGTTGGCCTGCTCCCTCATCAATTGAAGCTGCTGTTGGAACGCGGTGTTCTGTTGTTCAATCTGAAATACTTGGGTTCTGTAGGCCTGTAATGCCCCTAATTTCGCCTCTGCCTTGGCTTGACCAATCTGAGCCCTGTTTTGTTCAATCTGAAGCAGTTTGTTCTGGAAATCACGGGTAGCATTAGATACTGCTGTCTGTTTCTGTTGCTCGAGCTGGAGTAACCCTGTGCTGTACTCTCTCTCTACTGCATTCCTCTGTGTCTCAATCTGGTTAGACACATCAGCGTATTGTCTCTCGGTTTCACCATAGTTTCTCGCCTGCTCCCTGGACTGAAGCTCAGAGAACGCCTGGCCAGCTGAGGATGACCCACCAAACCTTTGGTTAGCACCGATACCCTGTTCCTGATACAACCTGCGGGCGGCGGATAATGCACTCTCTTTGGTCTTCTGGGCTTTCTTGCCCTGTACATCTAAAGCTTCCCCTGCTGATGCCTTCTGGTTACCGAGCGTTGAGCTGTTGGTTTTGAACATGGCCTCTGCCTCAGCTAAAGCGTTAGGGAAGTCTGAGCGTAGTGCACCTTCAGCTTTATCCAGGTACCCATATGAAGCACCATATGCCTCATCTATCTGCCTGTTGATATCGTCCTGTGAAGGCATGTTGAACTTGTTGGGGTTCTTTAGCCAGTCCTGGTATGCCGCTGCAGGATCCCAACCACGGTAGTTATCCATGTTTGGTCCTGAGCTACCCCCACCGCCTGAGGAAGGCTGTTGTTGAGTAGGTTGTGACATTTGGTTGACCGTTACAGTGCCTTTAGGAAGAGTTTTTGAGTTGTATACTGCTGGTAGTTGATGCCCTAAGTTAGAGCCTCCTGTGTATGGGTTATATGCTGGCTGCTGTGGGTCGTAGTCTGAGTAACTTGCCATACTACGATGCTACAACCTCACTAACTGGGGATATCAAGTACTAAATGCTCCATTTACTCACCATGCTGGTGTTGAAGCTTTTGACGCTGGAGGTGTCCTGTCTCTCCTGATACCCTGACAGGCCATACCTAATGGCATCGAGTAAATGGTTCCAGATTGGGCTAGGCTCATTGATGATCTTCCCGTCTTTATCCCTCTCCCACATGTAGTTTCGATATTCCTTCTTCAGATTCACACTACGCTTGGTCATTGATATCCTTTGATCCTGTACAAACTGAATGCCTTGCAGGACTGAGCCCTGACCTTTGGTAGCAGGTAGGATATTGACCCCATATGACCTCAGCTCGTCTATGGACTTAGGCTCTGCACTATCAGCAATGACCAGAGCTGTCGGGAGGTTGGTGAGGATGTCAGCGAGCTGCTTGTTGGACAGTCCCTTCTGGTAGGTGATCTCATCGACGATGAAGGAGCCGTTGTACCTGTAGATGGCAACGATCGCTGAGGGGTCATTGGAATAGCCAAAATCCAGTCCATATCGTTCCAGACGGGCTTCATGAGGGATCTCATCCAGATCCTCCTGCCAACCCGTGTAGATACGGTCTTCTACGTCTCCCAACTGGCCGAGTCCATACACCAGCCACCAGTTGTGGTTGTGTTGGTGGGATTCGATTTCAGCGATCGTTGTTTGGTCTAGAGCCTCATTGTCCTTGTAGGTGAGGGTGATGAACTCAATGTCCTTCCTTGAGGGAAGCATCTCTGTGTAGAACCAGAACTCATTGGTGGGATTCCAGTCCAGCCAGACGGTTTCCCTGGTACGGGTGATGAGCTGGTCTGCGATGTTGTAGGCCAGGTTGTTGCACTCGTTGAGAAACAGCACGTCACGCCGTGGACCGTGAGCTTTGCCATAGGTGTCAACGGACATGAACTCAAGGACGTTGCCCGTTTCGAAAGTGTAGGTGTGCTTTGAGGAGTTCCACCTGTCCTCATTCCAGTAGTCCCGATCCTTCATGATCATCTCAAAGTCCCTCATGGAACCTTTCTGAAGATGAGGGTAGGATTCGGATACGACCGTAGCTAGTTTGTTTCTGTTCTTTGGGTTCTGACAATAGTCAATTAACCAGATGAGGATGGAGACCGTTTTAGAGGCCGAGGTACCGCCTGCAACAGCACGTATTCTCTTCTTGAGCTGGAATATCTTTCTGGTAGCTGTGGTGTCGGATATGGTGAAACTAGTCTGTAGATTTTCCTCCATAGATCGGTACAGGCAGTGCGTTCCCGTCTGTGGTCACGTCGGATTTCTCTCTCATGTTGTGGTTTGCTGATAACAGGAACTGAGCCATCCTTGGGTTGACTTCCTTGCCGCCGTAGAAGCCATCATCCTGTAGAACAGAGCGTTGCAACATGTCAACGCGCGTTAAAGCACCGAGAAAGTCTGGGTTCTCTTTTGCCCAGTTATTCAGGGTATCTTCATCTACATCCAGGATCAGGGCTACATCCACCCGTTTGGGTAATTTAGTCTGCTCCCTACCTGTAGTTTTCAGATATTCATCTACTACCTGTATAAAACTAGGGTCGTACTTAGAAGGTCTACCTGTCTTCTCGGTATAATTATATTGCTTGGGCATACGATGTGCCATGTTGAGATTATATCATTCTTTTCCCAAAGAGTTTCTTCAACAGAAAGAAATATATGATTACCAGAAACAGTGTGTACAGCATGAGGATAGTCCCCATGATAAGCTGCCCGTTGTTTGAACAACTGACTATGAGCCTGTCTGCTACCCAGACATCGCAGTGATGGCCGAGGCCTGGTCCCGCTGGTGTGTTCATTTGGCTCCTTTCTGGACTCTTTCCTCCTTGGCGAGCTTTCTCAGGCCTTCGAATCCGTCATGTGGGTCAGAGGTCGGGGTGTCGGTTTTAGAGCCCTCTACGGGCTTCTGAGGCGTATAGAAATTATTAAGAATCGCCACAATTGCCTCTAGCTGTCCCTCAGGGCTGCGTTTGGGGCTCCAGTTAATGATGACCCTGTAGATCTCCTGCTCAACTTTGGTTTTGCTTTTGGTTTTCATACTGGAATTTAGGAAACAACTCTAAATAGTGCTTCAGGCAGTATTTCTGACCATAGTGCAGGAAGGATGGTCCCTTGTATGGCTTGCCATCGCCTGCGCATATCGTCTGTTCAGGTATGTAGTAATGATGTTTTTTCATATTCCAGGCTAGAGAGCTGAGGTTCCGTCGATTGTCAGAAATCCTGGAACTGACAAACTCCCTCAACTCTCAAGTCTGGCTACGAGTTCTTCAGATCATCCTGGAACTCATCGGTTAGCGACTTTATCCACTCCATCAAACCTTCCTGACCTTCGTACTTCTCACCGTGCTGCAGCATCAGGCCGACCGTTTGAATACCCATGTCCTGTGAGTGCTGGCGTTCTATCCTCGAGCTGGTGTTGCCCATAGAGCGTTGAAACTCTGTAGGGCTGTTGCTGTTGCCCTGAGGTTTGGCTGGTTCTACGTCCCCATCCATCATATTCAATGGTTTATTGCAGAACTCACCCTTGTCGAAATCGATAACGTGCCACATGTTGCCTCTTTTGTTCGGACCTTTAAACTCCTTGTTGTGTATATCACAATACATAATTACACCTCCTCTCCTGAAAAACTTGATTCATCTAGTGGGCTTTGTACCTGGGTGTCCTGATCATCCATCTCCTGTCTCTGTGCCTTCAACTTGGTCAGTGTCTTTTCAAGCATCTCCCTTTTTAATATTAAATCATTTTGTATTTCCAGCACTGTATTGAGTTTGGTTAGTGTCTCAATTATTTCTCTGGTTATATCGTCTCTGGTCATATATCCTCCTTAAGTAGTTTATCAACTTCCTCTTTCATAATCATCCACTTGCCGTGAGGATTAACCTGGATGCCTTTAATTAACCCTTTCTTGATCCATCTCCTGATTGTAAACGGGGTAAATCCTAATAACTCTGCTACTTCATTAATAGTCATTATATCTTTGGTGTTCATGTAGTATTATTGTATACCTATTGACATATTGTTGTCAACTATGCTAAACTGTATCAACTTATGGTTAACATTATTCTAATGCGACATGGTGAGTCGGAGGCAAACGTTGCGGGTATACACGGACAGCCAACTACTTTCCTAACCGATAGAGGCCGTGAACAGGCCAAAGAAAGCGCGTTACAATTAAAGGGTATACGCTTTGACAATATATATACATCAACCAATTTACGTGCCATCCAGACTGGTGAGTACTTTGGGAAGATCACAGCTACCCATGAAGGCTTTGTCGAGCGATCGTTTGGGGTATTGGAGTCAGAGCCTGGTCAAGTCCAGCTCAACAAGTTCAAGCCCCTTCTGGACTCCTTACCAAAGGTTGCCCGAGCTGGTATCCGCTATGTGGCTGACATGGAGTCAGACCTGGACTCTCT